AGTTAGTTTTAAATGCTCTAAAAGCAGTGAACTATGCAGAGGAATTTGCAGATCTTAACAGACTAATCAAAGAAGAGAAAAACTTAGTACCTCAGATGTACAGAACCTGTACCGACTTTATGGTAAAATACGAAAAGTAAAACTCTTGTTTTTTCTTTGTAGATGTGTTAGTATTACACATGACTAAACAAATTATTGGTGTATGCGGCTTTATTAGTTCGGGCAAAGACACGGCCGCAGACTATTTGGTTAACTTCCACGAGTTCCGCAGAGACTCATTTGCCGCCACCCTTAAAGATGCAGTTGCAGCCGTGTTTGGTTGGGACAGAGAACTCTTAGAAGGTCGTACCAAAGAAGCTCGAGAGTGGCGAGAGCAAATTGATTTATGGTGGGCTAAAAAGCTCAACATGCCTGAACTGACTCCGCGCTGGGTTTTGCAGTATTGGGGCACAGAAGTATGTCGCAGAGGCTTTCACGACGACATTTGGATTGCCAGCTTAGAAGCCCGTTTGCGTAACAGCAAAGACAATATTGTTATCAGCGATTGTCGTTTCCCTAACGAAATTCGTGCCATCAAAGAAGCAGGCGGAACGGTAATTTGGGTACAGCGCGGCAACTTGCCTAGTTGGCATATCATGGCAGCTAATGCCAACAACGGCGATGCAGTTGCAGCCGCCAAATTAAAACAGCTAGGCATACATGCCAGCGAAACAGCCTGGGTGGGTACAAGCTTTGATCATATCATTGACAACAACGATACCATTGATCAGCTGTATTTGCAGTTAAAAGCGGTTGTCCAGTAAAAAGCAGATTTGGCATATTTCAATAAATAGGTCCTCTTTTACCGTAATCTGCTAAATATCTTCAAGAAGGGTACGAAAATCCCTTAGAATGAATACGGAGATATTTATATGGCTCAGCTAGTTTCCCCAGGCGTAAGTGTTAGCATTATTGATGAAAGCGCATACGCATCAGCTGGCAACGGAACGGTTCCTGTTATTGTTTTAGCAACTAGACAAGGCAAAACAGCACCCGACGGTTCAACAGCACTTTATACCACAGCACCTTATGCCAAAAAACCTTTGCTAATCACTAGCCAAAGAGAATTGGCACAACTATATGGTGAACCAGAGTTCACTATCGTGGATGGTACACCAATTCACGGACACGAACTCAACGAATATGGTTTGTTAGCGGCATACTACTATCTAGGTATTGCTAATCGCGCAATCTTAGTTCGTGCAGACTTAAAGATGGAAGAGTTGGAGCCAAGTGAAACTGCTCCAGCAGGTCCTCCTACCAACAATCAATATTGGGTAGAAAGCGATGTAACATCATGGGGTATTTTTGAATACTCTGGTACTGCTTGGATTTCTAAGGCAGTCACAGTATCCAACGGTGTTCCGGGTGTCAGCACTGGTAGTGTTGGTCAATACGCAGTTGATACTTCAAATGCACTATTTGAGTTTTACAAGAAGACAGGTGCATCAACTTGGACAAAGGTCACTTCAGGCGATTTATCTCAAACTGTCAATATTGCTCCACACTACAATGTTCCAACAGGTGCAGTGGCTGGCGATGTATGGTTCAAGACAACAAGTCCAAATGCAGGTTTCAACCTCAAGTTGAAAAAGTACAATGCAACAACCGAAAGTTGGACTGTGCAGGCTATTGGGCCAGGCAAAGTTGACATGTTGGTTGCCTATGAAGATAATGCAACAGCAACAACAGCATTTGGAACAGGACTAAACACCAACGATATCTATATTCAAACAGCAGATTCAAATGCCGCAGCCTTTACAATCAAGCGTTATACAGGTAGTGATTGGATTAGCCTAGAGCCTAGCGTTTCTGCTACTGCTCCAACTGGCGCAATCCCAGACGGTAAGCTATGGTACGATGCCGGCGACACAGTTGACATGTACATCAAAGATACTGTTAGCGGTGTTCCAACTTGGAAGCCAGTAACTGGTGTAACAGTTAACACCGAAGAGCCAGCTACACCAAGTCAAGGCGATATTTGGATTGATACCAATGACATGGACAACTATCCTGTTATTAAATTTTATGATGGTTCAGATTGGGTAACACGCGACAACGCAGATCAAACAACTGAAAACGGATGTCTATTCGTAGACCTAACTGCCACAGCAGGTGACACAAGCGGTGTTGCAGGTGGTGCTACACCAATGGACGATGAAACACCAAATCCTGCATACTATCCAGACGATATGCTGTTATGGAACCATGCAGTAAGCTCAGGCAATGTCAAGCGTTGGAATGCCACAGAAGAGTTTTGGCAAACAGAATCCGGTAACCTTGATTCTGGTCCACAAGCTGGTTCTCCTTACATGTTTGAAAAAGCTCAGCGTCGTGTAGTTGTCAAGCGTCTACAAGAAGCATTGGTCGACAACGAAGAACTTCGTGCAGAGACACTGACATTCAACATCATTGCCACACCTGGTTATGTTGAGTGCTTGGACGAAATGATTACATTGAATGTAGACCGCAAGGAAACTGCATTCGTAATTGCCGACACACCAATGAAGCTGTCAAACAGAATGAGTGATGTTGCAACATGGGCAGACGGCACCAATGCTGGTACCAACGGCGCAGACGGTTTAACAACTCGCAACGGTGGCGCCGCAATTTACTACCCAAGTTGCTTGTCCACAGACCTAAGCGGCAACGATGTTGCAGTTCCAGCCAGCCATGCAGTATTGCGAGGCATTGCCTACAACGACTTGGTCAGCTATCCATGGTTTGCACCAGCCGGTCTAACACGCGGTGCCCTAAGTGGTATTAGCAACCTAGGCTTGGTAACTTCAGAAAATGAGTTTATGCCAATTGCATTAAACCAAGGTCAGCGAGATACTCTGTACTTGAAGAAGATCAACCCACTGGTTAACTACCCAGGACAGGGCTTGTATATTTGGGGTCAAAAGACTCTATATCCAGCAGACTCTGCACTTGATCGTGTAAACGTTGGCCGACTACTGGCTTACTTGCGTGAAAGATTTGATGTCATTGCTCGTCCGTTCATCTTTGAACCAAACGACAAGCGCACAAGAGATCGCGTGGTATCAGTATTCAACGGCTTCATGGAAGATCTGTTTATTAAGAGAGCAGTATACGACTTCTTGGTAGTATGCGATGAATCAAACAACACACCAACTAGAATTGATAGAAACGAACTGTACATTGATGTGGCAATTGAGCCAGTTAAAGCCGCAGAATTCATCTACATTCCTGTTAGAGTTGTTAACACTGGCGCGATTGCCGGTGGTACACGCTAAATAGCACTGAGGAGAATTCAAAATGGCAGTCAATTTAGATAAATTTAATGTACCCGGTGGAGCCGACGGTGTTTTGGTGCAACCAAAACTATCCTATCGATTTAGGGTCACACTGACCAGCTTTGGTAATACAGCTGACACCCAGCAGCTAACAAGCCAAGTTGTAAGCGTCAGCAGACCAAGTCTTACACATGATGATGTGGTAGTTGATGTTTATAACTCAAGAGTCTTCCTTGCAGGTAAGCACACTTGGGATCCAATCACGCTCACAGTTCGTGATGATGTAACAGGTGGCGTTGTTAAGGCTATTGCAAGTCAAATTCAAAAGCAAGTTGATCACGCTGATCAAGCCAGTACCAGATCTGGTAGTGGTTACAAGTTTGAAATGAAGATTGAAAACCTTGACGGTGGTAACGAAGCGGTCGAGGTGCTAGATCAATGGCACTTGGGCGGATGCTACATTCAAAACGTAAACTACGGTGAAAACAACTATGCAACCAGCGATCCGTTACAGATTACAATTGCAATCAAGTATGATAACGCAAATCATTTCCTAGGTGAAGCCAGCGAAGAATTACTAAGTGGTGGTGTAATCGTAAGAAGCGACCCAGCATCGTTAAGCGGGGTATAACTGACGCTTTAATTTAAAGTGATAAGTAAGAGTAAGCAGAACAGCTTGCCCTTACACTAAATGAAAAGGGCGAGAAATCGCCCTTTTCAATTGGAGCAACAGAATACATGACCTACAGTAATATAGCAACCAAAAAAGTATTATCAGGCATTCAGTCCCACGGTGATGGCATTGGATTAGGTGACGATTTTCCTTACTTAAAGTATGCATGGGAATTGTATGTTCGAGATACCGACGGCAAAGGAAACATGTTAATTACTTTGCCACCGCTGATTGCAAAGACTGTAGAACTTCCTCGCTGGAGCACTGATACTCAAATAGTAAATGTGTACAATCATAAAACAATTGTTCAGACCAAATTTAATTGGGAACCAATTACTATCAGTTTTTATGACCAAATCAACAAGTCAGCCGAATGCCTGATCTGGCACTTTGTAAAGGCACAATTTGATGCTCCTGACGGCAGCAAAGCACCCCGGCACAAAGATCTAGATCTTGAAATACGCATGAAAAATCTCAGCGGGCGCGGTGCTCAAGACAAAGTGTACAAGTTAAAGAAAGCCTACATTGTTGATGCTCAACATGACACCTTGGATTATTCTACCAGTGATGTTGTTCTGTGGACAGTGACTATTAGATATGAAGAATTAGAATTTGAAGACTGTGACTTTAAAGGTCCAGCACCTGTGGCCAACACCGGAGTAGCCAAACAACCAAGACCAGCACCACAGCGCAGGGAAGATCGTAGAACAACCAATTCAACTTTTACTCCACAGAATCAGCGAAGAACACCACCAGACGCTAGGGTTGAGGCCGGTGGCCTAGAAACAGCCGGTGGCCTAGAAACAGC